GCACCGGCCCGGCTGTGCTGCGGAACCGCAGCCATCATCGCGAGCAAGTTCGCCTTGGTCACCTCGTCCGGCGTGTCACCGGCAGCCGTCACGAGCGACGCCGCATAGGTGGCAGCCGAGGAGGCCAGAAGGCCGCCCGTGTGGCTGGTCACGAGTCCCGCCACGCCGGGGGCGTTGGACGGGTTGCCCGAGAACGCAGCCGACTCGATGGCGTTGGCGAGCGACAGGCCGAGTTCGGCCGCCACCCAGTCACCGATCGAGATGACCGAATCGGCCAGAAGCTCGTTCGCCACAATCGTGGCGGCCGTCACCTTCTTGGCCGTCAGCGTCACCTGGCTGATCGTCGGATCGGCGGCGGTGATCGCCACGTTCTCGTCCTGCCACTGGCTCGTCGCACCGCCCGTGCGGCGGGGGAACAGCAGCACGTCGCTCGGCATCTGCACGTTCTGTGCGTTCTGCACGAAAGCCGAGTACTGGTCCACGAGCCGGATCACGGTCGAGGAGAGAACGTCGGCCACGGTCGCGGCACCGGTGGTCGAGCCGGTCGAACCGAGAGCGCGGGTATCGATGCCCGCATCGTCGCACCACCGCTTGGCCTCGGCATCGCCCCGGCGGGCCTTGATGAACATGCCGAACCGGTAGGCGTCCTCGGCCTTCTCGAACGCACGCAGGCGGCCCGCGAACGGGACGGCCTCGATGCGGACGGCCTTCTCCTCGGCACGGACCTCGGGGGCCGGGGTGCAGCGATCCACCACCGACCGCAGGTTCTTCGCCGACTCGACGACCGACTTCTCGAAGTCGATCTTCTTGGCGAGATCACCGGCCCGCTTGTTCAGCGTTTCCAGTTCGAGGTCGCGCTCGGCAATCTTGTCGTCGTCGCCTTCGATGGCGCGAACTGCGTCGATCCGGTTGGCGAGGGTAACCGCCTCGTCCTGAAGCTTCTTGAGGTTGTCCACTGTGGTGAATCTCCTGGCGGCGGTATTGCCGTGGAGTCCACAGTGCCACTATGGGCGGGGTTCCTTGCAGTTAGACGGGCGTGCGGCGTTCTACCGTAGAACACGCCGGAACACGGCGTCGGCCTTCACTACGCATTTACAGCGGGCTCCGCACTTGCGGCACTGCATGTACCGCAGCTGCTGCTCGCCCACGGCGCGGCTGCTGATCGTCCGCAGTTTGTCGCCGCACTTGCACTGCCGCTTGTCACCAGACATTCCGCAACCTCAATGACCATGCGGCAGCGGCAGCGTTAATGCCCCTGCTTTTTGCCACCCACTCGGCAAGTGCCTTGCGGTCTTCGGCTCGCTCTTCGATGGCAGGTGGAACCTGCGATGCCAGCCAGGCTTCATAGGAACGCAGGGCAACCGAAGCAGAGGTGGCGGGGTACGCGGGCACAAGCACCGGCCCCACGTCATACAGCCCACTCACCTCGCGGATCTGCCGCACGGCCTTGCCGTCCTCGCCAGTGCGGAAGGATTCGTTCTTCGGGTCCACCGTGAAGGCGAACGAACTGCCCTGCACGTCGCGCCGCTGGATCAGTTCGAGCACGTCGGCCCGGCTCACGGGCGGCGTGACGACATACCGCAGCCCCTTCGTGTCGCTGGAGAGTTCGAGCGTGCCGCTCGACGTGCGGCCCAAAACGATGTTGCTGTCGTGGTTGAACAGGGCCACCACGTCGCTCTTGCCCCGCTGGCGGTTCAGAATCTTGTCGAACGCCCCTGGCAGGATTTCCTCGCGGAACCCGCCGAGGTCGAGAGAAAGCCGGTTGTAGACGGCGGCGTAGCCGATGATGGCGGCCCGGCCATCAGCCCGGCTCTCGACGATCAGCTCGTTCTCTTCCTCGAAGGCAAAGTCGCGGCGTTCAATTTCCATCGGTCTGCTCCTCCTGTTCGGCTTCATCCTCGGCGTCGTCGGCCGGGCTGTCGTCTTCCTCGACGGGCGGCGCTGGCATCGGCTCCGGTGCCGGTGCGTCCTGGCCAACCTTGTCGAGCGTGGTCATGTTGAGTTGCACGAAGTGGCGATCACCTTCCGGCCCGATGGGATTCAGGTTTTCCAACTCCCGAATCTCGTTGATGCTCATCCACCCATTCTGAAGGGCAGAGACGTAGTAGGCCGACCGGCTCGCGTGGTCGCCACGCAGCAGGCCGCTCACCGAGTGTTCCGCGAAGAACCGATCGTCCTCGACGATGAGGTCGCGACTTATGGCTGCCTCCCACCGCTTCAAGTGCGGCAGCAGGCAGTGCTGCACGAACTCGGTTCCCTGCACTTCGATGTTGCTGTAGGTGCTGCGGGTGAGATCCTGAATCATGTGGGGCGGCACGCGGAACGCCCGGCAGATTTCAATGACTTGGTACTGCCGCGTTTCGAGGAACTGCGCCGCCTCGTTTGAGCCGCTGAGTTCGTGGGCCTTCACGCCGTTGGGCAGGACCGCCGTGCGGAACGCACGATCTGCGCCACGGTGCATCCGCTCCCACTGCTCGCGGAGCCGCTCGGCCGCCTCCACCGGAATCGGGTTGTCGCTCTCCAGCACGATGCCGGGCCGGGCACCGTTGCCGAAGTAGGTGCTGCCGTGGGCCTCCAACGCCTGGGCCAGCCCGATCGCGTTCTGGAAAATCTTGTAGGTGGGGATCGCCCGAATCCCGTCCTCGGTCGTGAACCGCAGGGCGAAGATCTGCTCTTGCGAATAGGTCGTCTGGCGGCCGTTCGGCTCGCGGTAGATGTACCGCAGGCGGCCGTTCTCCAGCCGCTCCACTTCCATCCGGGACGAGTGCAGTGGCCACAGTTCCGACACGGCACCACGAGCACCGGGTCGGATCTCGGCGTAGGAAGCCCCGTAATGCAAATACATTCCGGTCATCCAGTCGCGGAACTCCTGCGCCGTCTGCCACGGGTTCGGCTGCTGGTGGAGCAGGCGATACACGGGGTGGGCCGTTGCCTTCGCCTTGCCGCCGTTCGCCATCCGCTCGTAAACGTGCAGCGGCAAAGCGGAGACCGCATCCGAGATGACGCGGATGCAGGCCGTGTAGGCCGAGCACGCCATGCTGTTGTCAGCGTTGACACGGATGCCCGAGGGCGTGCGAGACGGCGAAACCTCGGGCCAGTCGATGCCACGCAGGTCAAACATCCTGAAGTCGGCGGCGTTTTCGCTCATAACGAGATGATGTCCCAGGATTGTTCGGGTGGCGGGGCCGTGGCCGTCGCGTGGATGCCGAGGGCCATCGTCAGCGCCACAATGCCGTCGATGCGTTCGTTGGATTTCGCCTTGCTGGGCTTGATGTTTCCGGCGTGGTCCTGCTGAATCGCCACGTTCGACGCCTGCCACGCCAGGACGGGATGCCCGCCGTGGTGCAACCTGCCGCCCACCACCAGCGCCTCAAGCTGCTTGGCGGGCGAACTCATCGAGCCGTAGCCCTGCCCAAAACCTAAGACATTCACGCCATCGCCTTGCAGTTGCTGGGTGAGCTGAGTCGCATTCCAGCGATCCACGGCCACCTGCCGGACGTTGTATTTCTTCGTCAGGGCCATGATGTCGGCCCGCACCTGATCGAAGTCGGTAACGTTGCCGTGCGTCAGGTGCAGCTTCCCCTCCTTCGCCCACTGGTCGTAGGGCACGCGATCCCGCTTCACCCGCTCCCGCATGTTGTCCTCGGGAATCCAAAAGTGCGGCTCCACCCAGAACGTGCCATCGTCCAACTGGAACAGCAGGCAGAAGCAGGTGGTGTCGAACGTGCTGGCAAGATCGAGGCCCGCGAAACACTCCCGGCCGTCGAGGATCACCGGGCAGGGCTTGTTGCCCTGTGCCCAGTGCTCCATTCGCAGCCAGCGCGTATCCTGCTCGGTCCACTGGTTCAGGTGCAGTCGCCGGAAGGTGTTCTCTTCGCTCGGCATATCCTGGGCACGCTTGCACCGCACCCGCAGGTCGTCGAGCTTCACGCTCACGCCGAGGTTCGGGTTCGCCTTCCGCCAGGTCTCTTCCTTGGTCCAATCGTCTTCGGGATCGGCGGCATAGATCGCAGGCAGGAAGGTCTCGTCTTTGATCGCCCCGTCTCGCACGGCCAGGGCGTACCGCCAGATTTCCCAGCAGATGCTCTTGCGGTCGAAGCCCGCCGTGGTGATCGCCACACACAACGGCTGCCGCCGGGCTCCGGTGCTCGTGGTCATCACGTCCCACAGTTCCCGGTCGGGCTGCGCGTGCAGCTCGTCGAAGATAATCCCGTGAGCGTTCAGGCCGTGCTTCGTGAACGCCTCGGCCGACAGTGCCTTGTAGGTCGAGTGGGTGTCCTCCCGCACGATCGAATTGCGAAACACCCGCAGGCGGCTCCGCAACTTAGGCGAGTTCTCCACGCAGACCTTCGCCATCTCGAAGACGAGCCGGGCCTGGTCGCGATCAGCGGCGCACGAGTAGATCTCGGCACCCGGCTCGCCGTCGAACATCAACTTCAGGGCGATCCCGGCACACAGGGTGCTCTTGCCGTTCTTGCGGGGGATCGCCAGCAGGCTCGTGCGGTACTGCCGCACCTCGCCGTTCATCGTGCCAAACAGCTTGCCGATGTAATCCTTCTGCCACGGCTCAAGCAGGAACGCTTTGCCGCCGAGCTCGCCCTTGCTGTGAGTCAGGTGCTTCTCAAAGAACCGCACCGCATCCTGAGCAGCAAGCGTGCTAGGCGAACATGCGGGCGTCTTCGTCGTCTTCTTGCGGGCCTTGGTCAACGGCAGACACCCTCGCCAACGCCGAAGCAGTCAGGCCAAACTCAGCCGCAAACTTCAGCATCTGATTCCGTGCGTCACGCTTCCGATTCCACGCCGGGTGATTCGATACCCTACCCTTGTCGTCCATCAACGTGGTGCCGTTCGCCTTGAGCTCGATGTCGGCCTGCACCATGTCGGCGAACGAGTCGCAATACGCCGCGAGTGTCTGCTGGTGACGCGGCGACATCACCTTTGACGCTTCGAGCATCGGCACGATCCGCTCCCACTCGGCACGGGCAATGTCTGACAGCCAGGCCGGGGAGGGCGGAACACCCGGCGGCGCGTCGATGCCGGTCGCGTGCGGCCCTCTAAGGCGGCTGCCACGCAGGCTAAGAATCTGTTTAGGCGTCGGTTTACGGCCCTTACCCATTGGGGCACCTCACCAAAGTTCCAATTTCGGCCACGAGTGCGTTTGGCTCAGAC